TTAATCCACGTTCTGCGCCACCTTGCAATCGCGAATCTCTGCGGTGTTTGCGTACCAAGTAGGAGCAACGCTTGACAGATTGACCACGTTTTCGAGGAACGTGAGCCACCTTCCAAAACAATTCCCCGAACTGATTTATCATTAAGCGCGTTCCATAGTTTGCGAAAAACTCTCGTTCCGTCAATTGTCATCCTTTGGCTCGTGAATAATAACGTCTATTCGGTCAGGCTTTCCACCGTTGACAGTCTGCTCAACCTCCTCTTTCGGTTTGCCGTAAACCCGGTCAAAGAGAACATCGAGAATATGAATCGAACCCTTCTCGTAGTCCCTCTGCGCTTTCTTAGCAATGAGAGCAATCCAAAACGGAAGTTCGTCATTCTTTGCCAACTCCACCAACTCGCTCCGGGACTTGCCCAGTACGTTCTTGATTATGTCCTGAACCTGAGACTTGGAGAGTTTGACGTTATGCTCATCAAGGAAGTGTTCTTTTAGAAGCGTCTCCACGTTCTTCGGTCGCCCTTTCGGGTTGCCGCTCTGTCCTTTCTTGAACTTGTGCTGTTCTATGTTCTCAGGGTTTGGCATCGCTGTTATTTCGTTGTTTGGTGAGCGTCAGGGTAGAATCGAACTCCTCCTTTCTACTGGAAGTAGAATGTGCAACCATTACACTTCTGACGCATTTTTTGGATATGGTTTCGCCAGCGACTGGCATAAAGGTACTAAAGATTTGTCAAGTGGGTAGACGTATTTGTATTTTCCGCTTTTCTTCCTGTATGTTAGTTTTTCTCTCTGTTCTTTTGGCAATGTATTTGGTCCTCTATCGTGTACCCATTTACCTTTATAAAATACCTCATTGCCTGAGCTTTCACTTTCATCTACTAAATGCCAATTTGTAGCTTGATAAATAATACCTTTATGATTCTGACCTTTGTCTGCATAGCTAATTAACAGCTTTGCTGTTGGGCATTTCTTCTTAATTAACTTCATTGCAATAGCCATTGCTTTTGATGTGCTCTCTTGCTTACCATTCAAAGCCATCCTTGTTAGTTCCAAGTATTGTCCGTGCTTTAATCCGTATGGCTTACCCATATTTGCTGAGGCACCATATCCAAATGTAATCACTCCACACCATTGATTACTTTTATTGAATACTGAAAAAGCAATTCCAACAACCGGGCAGACTTTTGCATAGTGAAACTTTAAGCAAGCGTATTTTACTGCTTTATATGATGCCTTTTCTAATCTCATATCTCTCCAGCACTTACGGAAAAGAACGCACCTTGATACTTTCGGTCAAGTAGTTCTTGAATGTCAATCTCAGCACTTTGCAGTTGTTCGGGGCTTGTGAATGTTATTTTCATAGTCGCTGGTTTGTTCTTTTCTTCTCCTATCAAATCTTCATCTGTCGGCATTTCAAGAAAGTTCGGAACATCTAAACCCCAAGCATCTAATTCCATTTCATTCCAAGTATTCGCCAACTCGTCCCAGTCCCATTCTCCAAACCCTACGTTGTCTTTGATGATGAACTCGCGCTGTTTTTCTTCTGACCAATCAACAACTTGAACGGGTACCTCTGACCATCCAGCTTCTTGCATTGCCTTTAAGCGCATATTACCGCCCAGGACTATCATCTCTTTGTTAACGACTATCGGTCGGACGTTAGCCATCTCAGGAAAGTCCCGGAGCGATTGAACCAACTTCTTAAACTTCTCGTCCTTGATGTAACGCGGGTTGTCCGAGTTTGGTCTAACCTTACTTATCGCAATATAATCCATTCTTGTAATTTTTTAGAGCCTCGTGACTCGTCTTTCCTTTTGCTTTCTTACACGGGTTACCGTTCCAGTAGTCGTCTGCGGCTTCTCTACTGAAGCAATAGAACTCCATCGTATACGTGTTTTGAGTAATGTAAAGCCCGTAATTTTCGTGTTGCTTGTTCTCTCTCATATTTCTGAGATTGGTAAAAGTATGCCTTTGCTCGTGTCGTTGTCTCCTCCGAGAACGTCTCGTTTAGTTCCAAGATACGTTCGGCATAGTTCTTTTAAAAAGTCAGTCTTGACTAATTTAATAACATTCTCCGAAACTATCAAAGCCCAGTAGTCAGCTTCAGAAGTCGAAAGCCCGGAACGCTTGCCTCGTGAAGAGTATTCAATAAACACGTTTCCCGTTTGCGTTGCTTTCAAGTCTTTCTTTACTTCAATGGTTCGGTTCTCTAAGATGTCCGCCAGTAGCTTCTCTCCGAGTTGCCCGACTTCTAAGTCGTGTCGAAAGTCGTTGTTATACTTCACTTCTTTTTGCGTCTCTTTGGTTTGTTGGCTTCGTAATAGTTCAGAAGAGCAACACTCATAATCTGCGGACTCCTTCCACAAGTAAAACAAACCTTTGCTTTCGGGTCAATGTACGACCAAGCATCTTGGTAAAGTTTCTGTTCTTCTCGTGTTATTCGTCCTGAGAACTTCGCGGCTTTCATTCTACTTAGTGCCTCGTGCCTCTCTTTGATAAATAGCAAAAGTTGTTTTTTGTCCATTAGTTAAAATTTTCTCCTTTTAAAATTCGTACAATCCAAACCAATAAAAGCAATATGCAACAGAATGTAACTGCATCGCTCATATTTCAAACCTCCACATTAACCGCTCAAACAAAACACTCAGGAGAGGAACGTAAAGAAGTGCCTCCGGGTCGTTAGCGCAGTAAAGAACTCCAAACCAAAACGACAAACAAAGCCGACAGTCTAACGGCTTAAAAGACTGGCTCTCGTTCATTCCAAGCCACTTTTTTAGAAGTAGGTCAATGCCAAAGACTTCAATCCAAAGGAAGCTTAACACGCTCCCGGATAATGCGCTCAAGATGTATTCCATAGTAATTCGCTCTAAGTGTTTCTATTGTTTTCTTTACGGTGTTGCCGATGCTCTTGTAAGGTATGCCCACCTTCTTCGCGACCTTTCTGTAACTGCCTTCTTCCAGCCATAGTTTAAGAACTTCGCGGTCGTACCAATGCAACTCTTGCATAAGTGTTTCAATCAACGAAATGTCCTCTTCTTTTTCCCAATCGTAGTCCTCTCTCTCGTGGTCAACCTTCTTATGGTTGTGGAGGTCGTAGAGTTTCGAGAAGCTGGAACGCGGACTGGTCGCCATTGTCATCATTGTTCTAACCACGTAAAACCGCAAGTAACCGCCTTCGTTAATCTGATTCCATTTCTCTTCGGTCATCTCCAGTAGAACCATTGCGACTTCCTGAATCAAGTCGTCCGGGCAGTTGCACAACTTATCCGCGAGTTCGTGGAGTTCCTCGTCTGCAAGTAGGTCGATTGCGGCTTGTTGTTTCACTTTCGCAAGTTAAGTATTTATTTACAATGTTGTAAAAGATACCTTTCAACCGATAACCGTTCGGGGCAATCTTCGTCAAAGTTCCCGAACTTCTTGGTTGAGTGTTTAACTGGTTTCACTTGGTTGTTGCTTAGAAGGTATTCATAAGCCGATAAGTAAGGCGCGAACTGCGGAGGTTGCCCTTCTTCTTTAAACCACTTGAGAACCAAGTCCCACGCTTCGGCTGGTGTTATCTTCTTTACTGGTGCTTCGGGTAGTTGGTTTTGATTGTAGCCCGGTCGCGCGTTCCCTTTCCTTATGTGTTCTTTGTAAGCCGTCAGAACCTTACCGACTACGTTAACGCTCAAGTGTTGCCCGAATGTCGAAGCGTCTATTCGTTTGTTATCAAGATAGAGTTCTTGCTTTGCCGCCAACATAAACGCTTTTCTTACCGTTTCGCTATTGTACTTGTATTCCTCGTTTATGAAGTCCTGAATCAGTTTAATAAGGTTCATTCCTTGCGGAGAGTTTGGAAACTCCTGACAACCGACCATTGACGGCAGTTGTGTAATTGTGCTTACAAGATTATACATTGCCTAATTGATTATTTCCGTAAAGTGATTCGTGAATAGCTTGTCGTTTTATTTCCTCCATCATTTCCCGAGCCTCTCGTTCCTCCTTTGTTTCGGGTTGCTCAATGGTTTCTTTTTGCTGAAGATAAGGTAAGGTGTTTAGAATTGTGGTTTTCCAGTTCTTTATTTTCTTTCCGTTTCCGTTCCTCCAACCGTTAGCCTTCCAACTTTGATACTTCGCGTTGATACTGTTCTCAGGAACGTTAAAGTTCAACTCTGAACATTTATCTAAAGCATACTCTCTAAATTCCTCATACGCGGGTAACTGGTTTATTGTTACTTGGTTACTTGTTTCTTGTTTATCTATACTACAAGTGCTTTCACGTTGCTTTGTCTCGTGCTTTATCAATGCTTTATCAAGTGCTTTGTCAAGTGCTTTATCAAAATTTGATAGGGCAACTATGTTAGCGGAGTATTGATTCTTAGACCTTTGAACCATGCTAATAAAACCCCATTCTACAAGGTCGTTCAACGTGTTGATGTAGGTATTGTAAGACTTGATTCCTATTGCCTCCATCGCCATTGTGGTCGGCATTCCAAACTTTGCCTTCCAGCCTAAACGGTTGCAATGTTCAACCGCAAAGAAATATAGAGCGGTGTGGTTCGGCTTTATCTTCTCTGGATTCTCAAAGCACCAATCGAACCAGGTTCTTGATAGTTCGTAACCGTTCATAATAAAAGAAAGGGGTTGGCGTTGACTGCGCCCCTCACGTTCAGCCGCTCAAGAAGCCGTCCGTTTGTTTTAACCCCATAAAGTAGTTTCTTCATTCTTGAGCATTTAGATAAACGCTTGTCAGACGTTCAATAGTAAATGGCAAAGTTAGCAATTTGTGCCACTTAGAGCATTCGTTCTACTGAGTTTATAAATAATGGCAAAGAGTTGCCGATTGATTGACATTCGATGTTAAAGTAGTAATGGTCAATCGCTTCTTCACGCTCCATACCTTGCTCTACAAGTAAGTCTATCACCACATCTTCCTCGTACACTACCCTCGCTTCTCCGTCAATTACAACAATGCCTACGATAGCTTGGTCTAATCCAGGCAATACTACCGCTTCCATCTCGCAGTTCTGTAAAAATGACTCAATCTTTTCTCTTTTGTAATTCATTAGAACAACTCAGTTTGTGTTACGTCTTTCTTCCTTACAATTCCGAGAGCAGTTTCGAAGATTGTTCGACCGACTTCGTAATCAACAAGGTTACGAGCAACTTTATTAAGCAACTGACCGCCCTTGTATTTTCTAAAGTCGTAATCGTGAAACTCGCATAGCTTATCAACTTCGTTTTTCGTTTGACAAAGTCCATCGAAATGCCTTGCGCTAACATCGTTTGGAATTGCGAAGTTCGCCCAATACAAGTGCCTATCTCTTGTTACTGGGTTCATCAATGGGTCATAATACGGAACGACATTCTCAACGACGTACTGCCCCTTGAAGTGATGTTGTAAGAAAATTATCTCTTCGTAAAGTTTCATATCGGGATAAACTGGCATCTTTCCATTTGCGCCAAAGCCCCAAAACCTTGCTCTTGAGTGTGTCGGACAAGGCGGTGAAGTCCAAATAAAATCGAACTCTTGGTAGTGGTCAAGTAAGTATTGGTGAGCGTCTGCCACGATAACCGTGTCGTTTGGGAATCGCTCTTGATATAACTTAGCAAGTTCTTCATCTAACTCTACCGCAGTAACTTGTATATCTACGTTGGCTTCTTCAGCTACTTCGTCCCACTTGTATCGATTGCCGCCTAAACAAGCGTACAAATTCAAAACCCTAAACTTCTTCATCTCTCTCGTATCCTAAAGTTAGCATTATAAAATCGAGAACTCTAATCTTCCACTTGCTCATAATACTCGCGTGGTTTCGATGTTGTTTCCAGTCCAATGAGTCCGCAGTCCAAACTTGTTGCAGAATTGCATAACCATCTCACGGAACTCTCGCTCGGTTGCGATTCTATCCTTCACTTGACGGTTGGAATGTAAGACGGTAGCGTGGTCGTGTCCGCCCGTGAGTTGTCCAATCTGCTCAAGGGTTAGGCTATTCTTAACGACCTTGTTGACCATTGCCCAATGGAATAGTTGACGAGGCTCTAAGAACTGCCTCTTGCGTGTCTTGAGTTCTAACTGGTCAACGGTTATGTTGTAGATGTCTGCAATCTCGTTCATCAACTCAACGACCGAGTTGTTGTTGCCGTCTCCGTAGAGTTCCCTCTTGACGTTAGACCGTAGCTTGTTAATCTCCACGAGTAGAACGTCCGCGTATATTCCTGACAGTTCGTTAACGACTTGGTTGCCGACTCTACCTTCTCGCTCTGTTATGGCTTCCTTGATTATCTCAATCGTTTCGTAAGCCCACTTTTGACTTGGTTGTGTTACTTCGCTCTCCATATCGCTACTTGTTTTCCGAAGTCTCCCTTGACGGTGTCCCCCGTTTTGTAAATTAAACCTTTGTTTTTCAAATTACTGAACGACCTTCTTATCGAAGTGAGTGGCGTGTTGTGCCATCTGTTCCCGCTTAAGCTCTCCATTATCTTAAAGTGCCTCAAGGTTCGCTCAGGTGTTACTCCGAGTTGGTCGTGACTTCTCAAGAACTCCAGCACCATTTCGTCCTGAGTCTTTGCTTTCTTCCGGGACTCCTTAAGAGTCGCTCCTTTTTCGTTGTTCGTGTTGTGGTAACTCATCCTTTTATGGTCTTTGTGTAAAGTCCCCAAAACCAAGAAGTGGTTTCTGTCTTTACTGGTTTAACTTTCCTTTTCTGTTGCGCCTTCTGTTGCGCCTTCGGCTCTTTAAAATCAACCTTTAGTTGTCTTTTTTTGCCGTTAGTCTGCTCGTTCATAAAGTCTGCCAACTGAGTAGCCATTTCTAAGGTTACTTCTCCAGCTTTCCACTTGTAACGTGCCGTTCCAGTCTTTTCAATCCACCCTATTCTTTGTAAGCTGGATGTCATGTTGTTAGTTGCTCGGTACTTCTCCCCGAGTTTCTTCCCAACAATTCGCTGGTTATTTTTACAAGCTTCTTTCACTTCTTGCAGCATTGCCGCATACTTGATTGTCGTCTTTTTCATTGTTTGTTTATGTAGTTAATAATCGTTTCTTGAGTTCTTACGCTGACCCTGTCGCCTTTAAAGTAAGCGTAAACTGTTTGTGTTGATAGCTTCGTATCTTTAGCTATGCGATATGCGGTTATGCCTTTGGCGTTTGCTACCGCAGTTACCTCTTCAATCTTCGGTACTTGTAACATCTGTTTCGGGTTTTAGGGTTATTACTTCGTTTTCTTTTTCTTCCCACATCTCAATTATGGGTTCTTCCATTGAGTAGTCAATGTAAAATGTGGTTTGACGGATAGTTATGTAAACAACTAACGCATCGGGATTTGCTTGTATTACCATTCTTCTTCCATATTATAGGTGTAACATTCATTGCATTGGCAGTCGCTCTCTGAACTACCTTGTTGATAGAACTCTCCGCAAGTTTCGCACTCGTAGCAATCACAGTCATCACAATCTCTGATTCGCTGTCCGCAACATTCACGGTATGTGTATTCGTTCAATGCCCATTCCATTACTCGCATTCTTTTTCAAATTCAACTTCTGCAATAACTTCCTCGCCATATATGTAAACCAACATATTAACCAGTGTTTCTTCATTATCGTATGACTTGTAAATTTGCCCAAAATTGTCCATTTCGTATTCTTGACAGATTCTGATTGCTTCAAAAGTGTCAATTCCATGTAAGGCAAGCCAACCTTTGCACTCATAGCTACCTATTAAATAGGGGCTTTCGTTGAATGCGAAAAAGTGCCAGTCGTCTCTGTTTTCTTCGGTTAGTACTCCCTCATCGACGAGTTCAAACACATAACGTTTTAATTCTAATTTAATTGAGTTTTTCATTGTTCTTGTTTTTTCTCGCGTTACGGATGCGCGACCCCCGTTTGATTGGTGCAATATCTTAATTGCTTTTGAATATTCAAAATATTAGGGTAAATTTTTTATTCCAGTTCCCGAACCTTCTGTCGATAGTAGGCAAGTTTCTCTTCTAGTTCCCACGTTGCAAACTTGACGGTCGTTAAGCTGAGTTCGTGCATCTCCTCCGCCAGTCCTTCGCGTTCCCGGTCAAGGTTCAAACCGAAGTCGTACTGTCTTCCTTGCTGCATTACGTTGCACCCGTAGCATTGCGGTCGGCAGTTGTCCTCGTGCCACCTTGTCGCGTACCTTGCTCTGCTCATAAAGTGTCCGCATTGCATTTTCTTTAGTTCGTAAGAACGTCCGCAAGTGTAGCACTCACAATAACCGTCAAGGTTGGAAGCACTCAATCGGATATACCGACTGAATGCCTTGTCCAACTCTTTGACAATTTTAGAACGGGAGGTCGCTTTCTTCTTCAACGACTGCTTGTTTAGAAGTTACTTCCTCTTTTAGCTTAGGTTGATAGGTGTCAACTGCCGCATAAAGTTTGCCTTGTGCTGACTTCTTAATCTGAAGTCGTAACTCAAGACCGCGCTTTCCTTCGCGGAGGTGCTGGTCGTTCTGCTCCAGCCATTTAACCAACTGAGTCGGGTTTATAACCATGTCCGCTTTTATCCATTCAGGAGCGTTCTCGTTAGGTTCAAAGACGTTCAAGCCGTCTACAAAAATTACTTTGTTCTGCATTTTATTTAGAGTTTAAAAGGTTACGTAAATAATCGTTTGCGAACTCCAGCCTTTCCCGGAGTTTCTCTTGCATCTCAAGGTCGGCTTCTACTCTAATCTCGATGAGTTTAAACCGCTCGTCTTTTATGCGCGGGTCGAATGATAAGAACCGACAAGCTAACGCGCCAGTTGCTAACATCTGCCCTTGCATCTGCCAAACATACTTCGGGTCGATGTAACCTTCAAAGGCAGTCTTGAGATGGTTCGCGGTGTTGTACGGGCATTTAATCTCAATGAGTTCTCCGTCCACCATACCGTCCGGGCTTGCGCCTGAGTAGTCGTTAATCGGAACGAATGGCATTTCCTCAATGGTAACGCCTTTCAGTTCTGAATAGTAAGCCTTGCAAATAGGCTCGTATTCGTTGCCCCAATCAAGAGCCGCTCCGAAGATTTCCTTGCGTTCTCCCGTTAGAAGTTCTGCCGCCTTCTCGTAAATGTAGCTGACCGCAGTCGCTCCGAGAACTTCGTCTTTCTTTCTTGAGTTGGTCATCAAGTCCCCGAACCGGGAAGCCGTAAACTTCCCCATTCGTTGCTCGTGCCATTCTTCAGTTCGTTGTTGTGTGTCGCTAATTGCTTCAAAAATATTCTCCATCTTATCGTTCTTTTGGTGGTTCAGGTAAAGGCATCCAATGTGTTATAGTGTCCGTGTAAGTTGGATGACACCACCTTTCATGTTCGAAATCATAATTTGTCATATGATAGTTTCCATACTCAGTAAACACAACAACCTTTTTAGAAAAACCGTTTCTTTTATGTTCTGGCAACTTATCTTTTACGCTTATCCATTTCATCGTTACGCTCTTTTAAAGTCATCAGATTCATCTTCGCCAAATACGCCAACTTCATATAGCCCGCTAAGTTTTAAAACTACTCTTGAAAGTGCGCGTTTTTCTGCCATTGCAACGGGGTACTTTTGCCGCGTGTTGTCAGGTGCTGACTCTCCGAATGTCTCCATAGTAACGGGTAAACCGTCAGGTCTTGACATTTCGCCAGTTGCTTTTATTACTACGTGCTTCAGGTCATCGGATAATCTGACAACTTCGTAAGTTACGCGGATTCCTTTGTGCGCTTGAATGCGCTCGATTCCTTGTCTTGTGATAATTACAAAGCCTTGAGGACTTTTGAAAAAGTGGTCTTTGTTTAGACCGTTCTCGGTTGCGAGACTTTGAAGTCTCTCTTTCTGTGTTTGATTCATCGTTCTGTTTTTATGATGATTATTAAAAATTGAATTTACGAATTTAAACATTGAATGTCAACCGCGTTTGAGTGGTCGTCATAAATGCGAATGAAAGTGTAAAGCCCGGACTTTATAGGCTCTGCGCCTGACCAACGGACTAACTGCCAAAAGACAAACGACTCGACTCGGATAGTTCCCGCGTCAACTTCTGCGGTGCGTAGGTCGCTCAGTGCTTTACTTGCTACCAAGCGAACGAACGCTGGTATTGTCTTGTCGAGTAATAATCGGTTTTGAAATTCTAAGTGGTTCATAGTTCTAAATGTTTCCCCAAATATCTAAATTACTTTTGAATATCCAAAACAATGGATTAAATTTTTTTAGTTCTGTCTTGAGTAAGCGTTCATAATAGCCTCTTGATTCATCTCGATGTCCTTATACATTTCTTCCGCGTTGACTGCCGCGTCAAAGATAACTTCTTGCGTGTCGATTATCGCCCGGACCGCGTACAAAAGATAGACCAGCAAACCGACAACAAGCAGAAGGAGACAAAGCGAAACGGTCAACAAGAAGATTATCATAAGTCCATCAACTCGTTAATTACCGTCTTGCCACCTATTACAACCGCGCAACCGATAGCGGGTTTCTTTCCTCTCTTCGCGTAAGCAAAAGCATACTTGTCGTTGTCTATTCCGCAACCAATCTGAGTGCCGAACACTTTAAAATTTTGCCCAACATAAAACTCGGTGTAAGCCTGAGTATGTAGATGCCCCTGAACCGTGCTTTGCATATCTGCTCGACACTTGGTTCTTGCCGTTCCGCCTTCTCCGTGAACGTACTGGACTCCATCGTAAACAACCCGGTCCGCGAAGTTCCAAGTCGGAGCGTTCAATACTTCGTTAAACGATTTAATCCACGCCTTTGGGATTCCTCCAGTAAACGCCTTTCGACTTATTATGCGGTCGTGGTTTCCGATAGTAACGTCAGCAACTGGAAACGCCTCAACCCATCGTTGTAAACGTTTAATCGCAAGTTCAAGTTCCATTCCTCCGCCCATTCCGTCCGGGTTTGTTTCGTGGTAACTGGAGTAATGCGAATCAATAACATCTCCGATAAAAATAACTTGGTTGCAATTGTGCTTTCGGTAAGTCTCTTTGCAAAAGTCAAGATACTCTTCAAGACAGAACGGCTCGTGGAGGTCGCCTATTACTAATATCCTGCGCTCCTTTCGGTTTAGGTTATTCCAAGCGTCCAACATTTGCCCCTTAATACGGGGTCGAAAGTCGCTCATTGTGCTTGAACTACGTCAGCAAACTCAGCATCAAGTGAACGGATTTCGCGAAGTATCTCCGCCCACTTTATTTTTGCCTCAAATAGTTCTACTTCTGTCGAGTCAGTTCCTAAACTGGCTTGAATTGAAGCGTTCTTTTTCAATAGCTTGTCGATTGCTTCTCTCGTAATCGGGTTCTCGTTGTATATCATCTGTTTATTATGTTGCGACCAATGCCAACACCAACGAAGTGCTGACCATTGTATCCATAGTTTACGCTAAAATAAGTCCTTTTAACGGTTCCTTGTAAGCCGATTGCGAATAACGGAGTGTAACTTTCGACAAAATCGCTTTGAAGCCCGACCAATCCGTGAACACCCAATGCCCAGCTTAACGGTTTCTTGCGTAACTCAACCTTCAGGTTCTCCGTTCTGTTTTGATAATTGCTCCAAGTTAGCCGAACATCGTTAACGGTGGTGTCGTAGTTAGCTACTTCGCTCAACCACGTTTCAACTATCTTCAGAGTATCTACCAATAACATAGTGTCTAAACGAGTAACTACTTTCTCGGAGTAGATTGTATCGGTTCGGGTAACGAGTTGCTTAGAGACGAATCTAACGGTGTCAGTCCGCCATCTATCAACGTATTCAATGGTCGGGACTGGCTTCTCAATAACCTTCGTGATGGTCTTGGCTTCAGAGTTGCAACCTTTGGACGCAATTATAACGCCCAACAAGAACGCTAAAATGTAAGGCGTGTAGACCTTAACTAAATGTATTGCGATGTCTTTTCCCAAACTGCGACCTCTGCTTCTCTTCTTCTGACTAAACCTTTAAGAACTCGACCTCCGCCCTTGTTCCATCTTCTGAACTGGCTCGGAATTTCGGAGTAATCCGGGTTTGAATTAACCCAAGCTAATAAAGTGGACTTTGAAAGGTTGCCGATTCCTACGTTGTAAGTAAAGGAGATTAAAGCCGCCATTTTATGCGCTGGAAGTTTGACCTCAAGAACGTTCTTTACTTGCTTTTCGACCGATTTAATAGTGTCCAGTAGCATCTTGTTCGCTTCTTTCTTGTCGATTTCCGGGTCGTCCATAGTGACTCGTTCGCCGTTCAAGTGCATTGTATTACCGTATCCGATTGTCGGAATGCCTGAAGGACACAAATAAGGCTTTGAAGAGTAGCCTTCAAACTCCTTTATTACCTCTGCGGCTATCTTTGCCGCGCTTGGTCTTGGTTTTTTCTTCGCAGTTTCTTCCATTCTTACAATCGCATTCTCGCGGTGCAATAGCGCACCATTTTACATTTTGCAACGGTTCTCTTTAAGTTCCCCCCTCATCTCAACCAACGCTTTCGTGTTCTCGCTAATAACGTCCGCAAACTTTTCTACGTGCTTATCGTTCGCCTCTTGCCAATCTCTCCGCTCATCTCGGTGTATGTCGGTAAGTTTGTTCAGATAGTAAACCAACACGGCAAGAAATATTCCCGCGATTCCGTAAGATGCTAAAGCCTCAAGTATTGCGTCCATTAGAATACTAAGTTTCCTTGTTCGTCAAACTCTGGGATTATTCCCCACTTGGCTAACTCTTCTACCCACTCTGCTCGGTCTGTAAACTCATCAAAAATCCAAATGGTTGTAAACACTTGGCTCGGCTCTACAAGTCCGTAGCTTTTTACTTCTGTTCTGAGGTCATCAAAGCAGATGTAGTAGGTTGTAACTGAAGGGTATCTTATTTCATTCATCTCGTTAGTTTATGCCGCGCCTCCGTCGGTTATTCCTCCCCATTTGCTTATTAAACTGGTTCTTGCCGCCTCTGCCGCACCACCAGATGTATATTGACTTCCACCAAAGTTAACCGTTCCGCTATAACTCATTGCTCCTTGAGCATCCCACGCTATTAGAAGAGCATCATAATTAGCAGTTGAAAGTGTTGGTGAACCAATGCCGCCTCCCGCCATAAAATTCCCAAATGAAGTAATCTGTGTAACGCTCCAGTTGCTTATATCTTGGTCGAACAACGGTGCTCTCTGTAGCATTGATGTCACGTTAGTTGTCGCACTTGTTATAGTTATATCTGAATTGAAGTTTGGAGTTGTGTAGAACATAAAATCAACTTGTGATGCGCTTGCCAAATTCCAATTTGAAACATCCCCGTCAAAATTTGAAAAGCCAAAGCATGATTCAAATTCAACGCCACTTGAAACATCCCAATTACTAACATTTCCGCCTTCAAAATCTGACTGATAAAAACAGCCAAGAAAATTCGTAACACCGCTAACATCCCAAGAAGTTAGGTCTGCACCCGTTAAGTCTGTCGCTCTAAAGGTACTTTGTAGGTCTGTTGTTGTAATTGTTGGAGCATCCGTTGCACTTACTAACAAATTAGAACATCCAAAAAATGACTTGTTAGTTGTGATAGTTAAGTTGCCCCAATTACTAACGTCCGTAATTTTCGCCTTGTCTCCACCGTTGTTGAATTGGAACCCTTGTATATCACTTCCCGAAATGGTTATTGTGTAAGTTCCCGCAGTTGTATAAACGTGCGCTTTGTTCGCAAAGCTAAGAACTGAAGTTGCGCCACCATCTCCCCAATCAATCGTACCCGAATACACGCCACCCGATAGCAACGGCAAAGTTACCGTTTCGCCATCCGAAGCAACGTTCCAAGTAGATACAAAGTCGGGGTTAACCGATGGCGCACCGCCACCTCCGCGACTTGCGCGAGTCCCTATTTTGGCAACGCCTATCATTGGTTATAAATGATAACGCTTCCGCTTGACATTGTTAACGCGGTAATGTTATCGCCAGTCGGCACAACGATGTACGCTCCAGCTTTAAGGGTTGCTCCGCTTAATCCGTAAGCCGCAAGAGCGTCAGCCCCGTCAACTTCAAACGTAGTTATTACCGTGTCCTCTTGGACGATAATAGAGTATCCCGTTAGTGAAGTATGCGCTCCCGTTCCCGTTAGAACTTTAGAGCCTCTTGAGCCGATTAGTTTTTGTGATTCAGTCATTAGTTAGGTATTTGGCACTTGTTATAATCGTAAGGTTGAGTAATAGAAAGAACGCAAGAATGCCCGCTTACTTTGTCATCGAATCGCTCGGTAAACGGTTCAAGCGTTACGCTCGGTTGAATGTTTAAATCAGTAGTATGTAACTGCCTGAAGTAAGCCACAAAGTCAAGCAATACTTGAATCGTGTCGCTCATTACTTCTTGCTCGTTTTCTTCGCCCGGTAAAACTCTGTCCATTGCCAGCAGTCGAATGTTGTAAGTAAGTGTCCTATCTGACAAAACCACGCTCTCTTCGATTGCCCACAAAACAAGGTAGTCAAGTTCTTTAGGGTTGATTTCCCAAACGTCCCCGTGTCCGTACTGCTTCACTTGCAGATGAGCCGTTGCTTGGTTTTCGATTAGGGTTAGTATTTCGTTTAGCGTCAACATACTTCTTTAGCTTCGCTTGATTGCGTCTACTTGCGTTTATGCTCATATTTGTCCTCCAATGAAATATACTTTTTGCGACCGCCTAAAAACATTCCAGTCGTGTAAGTTCGAGTATCGGGTTGGATAGTATCAAGCCCACTATTCGGGTTCGCATAAGCCGGGTAGTCCGTTTCGTTTTCCAACAAGAAAGAAACAAGTCTTTCCGTGTACCATTCCGCTTTGTCTCGGTAACGCTTTGAAATAAAGTTAATCTCATCAAGTGAAGCGTTGGAACTGTTCTCAGAACTTTGTTGATGTAGTCCTTTGTTTAAGAACTTGTAACTAATCGCAGTCGGTGCTTCGGCTTGAACCCAGTAAAGTAAAGACGGTTGAATGTAATCTTCGAGAAGCGTCTCGTTTGCAGTCGTTAGGCTTGACGTTGTAATTTGAGTTTTTAGTTCATCGTACAAAGTCGTCCCTATCTTGTGTTGAATGTGAATGTCCTGACACATTAGAACAACTGGTCGCAAGTATTTAAAGTCAATATTCTCGTGCAGAAGAGTATTGTCCTTCAAGAAAGTCTCCGATATAAATAGAACGTTAGCCATTACTTCTTAATTCTCATAAGTTGTTGCTCCCAGTAGTGTCGGCAATGGTAAGACTTGCCCCAAAAGCCACCGCCTCGCATCCAAACGTTACGGTTCTGACTAACGCCTAAATTCTGAATCTCGGTTAGTTTCCAAGTTTTCCCTTCCTTTCGGAGTTCAAGCATATCTTCGCAGAACTTTCTACTCGTTGGAATAAGGAAGTCAGACTCAATGCTTCCGTCTTGTCTGCCTCCAGCTTCAGGTCTCAAAGCATAGAAGTAACGAATTACAAACTCCTCCTCAACTGGTGGTATTTCCTCAAGTAGTCGTTCGCCTTCTTCGGTTACTTCAACCAATCTTTGAGTTGAGTCGAGAACTTCGTCTATTGCTATCTTAATGGCGTTCGCTTCGTTCAATGCCTGAAGTCCAGCCATAACCCTCTCAATTGAAAGTTGTAACTGCTCTGCGATTGCGATAAACGGAGTCGATGGGTTCTCTTTTAATACGTTCAGAATAGCCGTATCAATCGGGTCTACTTCAGCAAACCAATACTTTCGATTAAGTTCCTCGTGTAGTTTCGCGGAGGTTTCACTTTCAAAGTTTAACGCCTTGCCGTTTCCTACTGGCTCGTAATCCGTAGAGCCGCAGTTCTTAAAGTATTCAATTAGAATAGCGTCCTCGTCTTGCTTCTCAAATACTGAGCGCATCTCTGCCGCCACGTTCTCAGGTATAACTTCGCCCGTAACCGTAGCCCTTGCAGTCTCAGGAGTGAATCCGTACAACTCGGTAAGAACTGAGATAGCCGAAGCTTCTGCGATAAGTCCCTCTTTAACGTTTTGAAGTAGTGTAATGATTCCAGTAACACCACCGACAGAGCCTTTAAGTGCAGCCTGAGCGTCTTTGGTCTTGCTGTCAACCGTAGAATCCTCCTCAGTTTGAACAACTTGTAGCCCTACTTTCTCACGTATTTCCGATTCTGTCATTACCGAAGTAACCGTTGCCTCTGAGAATTGAACGCTTATCGGTTCGGTGTCTTGAATGTATAGGCAGTTTTTCAAGCCTTGCAAAGCCGCCAACTCGTTGAACACTCGCTCAATGAATTGTTGACGGTTGTTTACATAGGTGTTTTGGAACAACTCAAAGGAGTCTACCAACTGGTTTCGGCTTGTAAATATTCCGTCCTCCTTGATTCCGAATAGTGCCGGGTCGGTTACTTGATGCCCCGCGTAAATTTCACGTTGTACGGTCTTGTTTAGAATATCAAAACGCTTGTCGAAGTCGTTACCGTTTAACTGCTGAATCTCTACTCCTCTGTCTCTTGAGTCCGCGAAGTTTAACACTATTGAGTTAGCGTTATCCGTTCCCGTGAACTTGTCCTTTATCTGTCGCTCGATTTCCTCTTGTTCCTCTTGCGTTGGTTCTCCATTGTAAAAAGATACAATAGTGCCACCGACAAAGTTGTTCTTGACCGCGTTTAAATGGAAGTTTGCAATCTCAACATCGAGTTCAATGTAACCCGTTGAACCTAAGTAGGTCGGTAGTGGGTAGTACTTGCAGTCAGGAGAGTAACCTTTAACGTAAAGTAACTGTTTGCCGCTTGGGTTCTTCCAGTCAAAAGCGTCAATCTTCTCAACTACTGGGTTATGCTTTCCCCAATCTTCAGAATAGTAATAACAAGAACCGTCCTCGTTGCTTCGATACCTTGCAAAGTCTGCGTGATAAATAGCCGCAATCTTGTCGTTAAGCTGGTTGTAAACAATCTCAAGAGCAAAGCCGTTATAAAGTTCGTAATCGAGTGCGACCTTCTCCAAGATGTCGTTTAAAGACTCGTATTGGTTAGGCTCCTCAACGAACTGTTGAAGCCGTGCAAGTCCAAGCGTGTCGAGTCCTTCCTTGTCTATTGCCCAGCCCTGACCGACAACATAATCCTTTTTGGAGTTTATAATCGCGTGGTTTTTCGCGCTTCTTCTGTAAAGGTTCAGAAGGTACTCTGGGTAACGGTTTTTGTATTCCCCTTCATCTCCGAATAGAATCCAATCCTTTCCCCTTGCCTCCTTGAAGGTCGGCACTTTGTGCGCTCCGAAGTTCAATACTTTAAGACCCATAAACTACATAAGTTGAGTTACCGCCTGAGTAGCTGGTAACTGGTGTTTGTGTTCCCGTTACTTTCACAATTCCGCTTTCTAATTCTAACAACCCAGTCGGGTCAAGGTTTGAACTTGAAGAGTTAGCATAAACAAAATATCGCCATTGTCCTTCGGTTGGTAGTTCGACCTCCGCGTTCAAGTTGTCAGGGCTTGTCTGTTCTGTAATTGTGAACTTGTTAAACCTTTCGGGATATGCGCTTGAATCCGTTGCAATGCAATACTTTACTGCCTCCGTGTTATCCGATTGGAACTTGAAGAGGTAATAGGTAGCCGTGCCTCTCTCGGTGAGAGTTAAGGCTATCTCGTTAGCACTATTTCGTTCGATGTTTATCAAACCGCTAAAACAACGTATTCGATGTCCACGTCTGCCGTGTCAGCTTGTGCCGTTATCTCGTCAATGTCAACGTAAGCACTAAACGCACTCGCAGAAGTGTTAGCGTCCATTGAACCAGTCGAAAGCATAAAGGTCGCTCCAGCATCAACTTTAACGTCTGCCGTCTCCGCTCCGCTATTTTTAAACCTTACGCGAATGTGGTTAGTGTTGTCGAGGTTCGTGATTCGGATGTAACGAATTGACGCCCTTACAAACTTACCTTGCCCGTTATTGGTGTTCAGTTCAATAACGTCTGTCTCGCCCGATGAGTCGATTGTCATAACTCTACGGTCTGCCTCTGCCACGTTGTCGATTGTGCGCGTATGCGTTCCTCCTCTGTCAACTCCTCCGAGCGTTAGAGATTCAACTATTTGAACCGTTGCGGTTGCTGGTGTTACGGTCGATGCCATTGTGCTTTTTATTTAAATAGCAAAAGTTTGTTTTTGTGCCACATTAAAAAGAAAAGCCCCGACCGAAGTCAGGGCATCTCCAACAGAACTATGAAAAAGAACTCTCAATAGAGAGTGAGCAAAGATAGCTTTTTAATTCGTAATCGAAGCCGCGTCAGAAGCTGAAATTGAAACCATTGGTTCGCTTTCCATTCCGCTTAGTGTAAGCGAAAATCCTGAAAGGTCAGCGAAAGCCGTTCCAGTCGCTGAAGTTCCAGCGTTTAACTCAAGACCGTTTTCGTAACCAACAATCCAATAAGAACCGTCATTCGTCTCAACGATTGCAACAAGGCGCTGTTGAGCAAGTAGCTTAATTTCGTTTCGTTTGTTAACGTCCAACTTTGAAAGAACAACCACAACTTCAGGAGTGTAATAAACCGTTCCGTTTTGTGAAGAACCGTTAATCGTTTCCGTCATTGAAGAAGTTTCCTTCAGTTGCTCGTATTTGTAGAAAGTAGCCGTTGCTGTTATCGAAGTAATTGCTCCAGCCGTTACAACTGGAGTCAACGCAAGATAGTCGTCAAGGTTTGCAAAGCTAACGCTCTTCACTCCGCCAACTGCGTCGCGGCAGTCAAGGTCAAAACCCGTTGTTAATGCACAAGAAGTGTATGCCATTTTGTTTTTTTTTTGGAGTGAAGGGGCGACCGAAGCCGCCCCGTTAAATTAGATATTGATAACCGATATTTGGTCTGGGAACGCCACTTGTGCGCCAACTGTCATTTCGACCGCAATTTTGAATTTACGGTCATCTTGAGAGTACCAAGATTCGATGCGTGAAGCATCTTCTTCCAAGTCCATTCCAATGAACATATTGCTAGTACGAGCAAGGTAAACATCCTCAGTTCCGCTAAGTCCGCTTGTAGCTTGGATTCTCAAGTTTGTTCCCGGCATAACCATTGACAAACCACCCATTTCAGTTTGGTAACCTTGTAGCTGACCTCCATCGCTTACGAAAGAACCAAGACCGTTTTGGATTCCAATGGCAAGGCTTCTGAATTTAGTTGCAGATACGAATACAACTGCGTCATCGCTCTCAACAACTGCATCCGCAGCCGCTTCGTAAACTCTCTGAACTGCCTCAAGCATCGTTGTGGCGTTAAGTGCAGTCAATGGCGTACCCGAACCGTGGTTAGCGGTGTTTGCATCGATGTAAGAACCTCCAAGAATCGCGTCACGGAAACCGTTAAAGAATTGGAAGTTACCCGAACCAGTAGGAAGTGATGAAGTCGGAGTTGAACCAACAGACTTCCAAATCATTTTTTCCAACTCAGCCGCAATCTTGCTTACTAAGTAATCAGAAAAGAACTCCTCGAAAGGAATAGCTTCTTGGTGCGCTCCGCTTGGAAGTTGAGTTCTAAGGTAGATAGCCTCCAATTCTTTCGGGCAGAACTCCATGTTCAACTTCAATTTCGCTGGGTCGATAAATCTCTGAGTCAGAGTAATGTCTCCGTCCTCGTTCCAAGCGCAACCGCTTCCGTCTTGGAAGGTTACGTCAATATCAGCTAAGTTGATAGCACTCTTGCCTTTTACGTTTAGTTGCTTTTCAGCAAGTGCCATAGTTGGCGAAGATGTTAACGCCTTCGCGATTAGTGGATAATTCTGCTCTTCAATATAAGCCTGAAGTACGCTCGTTAGTGGTGATGGTGAAAATCCCATTTTTGTATAGTGTTTTTTTGGTTATTTCTTTGTAATTGCCGCTCTCATCTTCTCAGCGATTTCGACATAGTTTGTTCCCTTATTGAACGGGTTAGCAACCTTCTTCGTTGGCTCTTCTTTCGGTGTTGCCGCCATCTTCTCAACGATGTCTGTAATTAGACCAACCGCTTTCTCGATTTCTCCGACCTTCTCAGTCTTGGCGAACTTCTCAACCTCTGCTTGTATCAAAGTAGCTACAGAGTCCATAATGTCCAATTTGAACGCCTCAGCGTCAAACTCGGCAACTACTTCTTCGGTAGTTTCCTCAGCAGTCTCTTCGGTTGTTTCGTCTGCTGACATCTCTTCCTCTTTCTCCTCGTCTCCAGCTTCTTCTTCAACTGGTTCAGCTTCAGGCTCAAGAATCTCAACAATAAGACCGCCTTCAGTTCTTACAACAACTCCGCTTTCGAGTTCGTGTTCCCCGTCAGGAGCGGCAACGATTTCTCCGTCCTCGCCAACAACTGACAAAGCCGCGCCAATTTCCAAAACCTCGTAACGTACAATAGTGCCGTCCACAAGTTTAGCGTCCTCGAATTTCTCTTCGGTTTCGCTGAATAACAGTTTCTTGATTTCGGGAAGTTTAGACCCGACTAATTCTGAGATGTTCATAGGTAATTTTTTAGTAAATAGCAAAGTGTTTGTATTGTGCCACTTAGGAACGCAGAGCCTTCTCGACTTCTTCAATTATCATTTTGTCAACGTCCATTTTACGAGCCTCTGAAAACACGCCCTCAACGCTGAAACCATTGAACGTGCCGTCCTTTACTTGCGCCCAAACTTCGTCGTTGTCAATCTTGTAACTGACATACCAAGACCCGTTTGGTGCTTTGTCGAAACCCTTTGGCGTTGGCTTCATTTCGTCAATCAAGAAGCTCTCAAACATAAACACGCCATCGACTGGAGTCTCGTGGTCTAAGTTGGTCGCTGAGGTCTTGCCCTCCTTCATAAACTTGTAAGCTATTTTCCGAATAGAATCAGCGTCAAAGACTACATAATACTCGCGTTCGTCCTCGTCCCTTCTGTAAATAGGATAGTCCGCCAACATAGCAAAGCCGCTTACTATTCGCTTCTCGTCATTGTACGAAAATTTGTGTTGCTTATTGAACGCCAAAAATTCCCGCTCTATTGCTGGGTGGTCAACTATTGAGATTGCATCGAGACCCGTTTCGTGGTCGTCATCTATTGTTAAATATATTACTGGTAGCTTGTTCATCCTCCGAATGTTGCTTGTGATTCTATTTGATTAACGTTGTTTTGGTTGCCCGTTACTTCTGTCTCAACGACATAAGCTTGTATCGGTGCAAGTTGTGCTTGTTCGACTCCTCCGAGTTCCGTAGTCCCCGCAGTCGCTTGTTGAATAGCTGGAGCGGTTGCCGTTTGCGGTGCTTGTGGTGGTGGTGCTGAACCTCCGGGAACGTCTGCCGTGTTAAGCGTTTGAACTGCCGAAGCAATACCCGCGACAACTGCCGCGACTCCCGTAGCAATCGCGACAAGGTTGCCCGGATAAGGTACGCTCTGAGCCTGAGCAATCGCCCCGACTATCGCCTTTGCCGTATCAATAGCAATCTGAGCAATAGCAAGAGTTTTCTGTAATGCGACCGCCTCCTTTGAGTTCTGACCACTTGCCGCGACAAGTTGGTCAATCGCTCCGAGAACTCCACCAGCCGCGCTAAGATAGTCTTGTTGAAGTTTTATCTTGTCGTCCCGTAGCTTCTTCTCATTCTTTAAATCTTCGTCCCTGAACTTCTTGCGGAGTTTCGCGAGTGCTTCTTGTTTTGCCCCTTCAATGTCGGTTGTCGTGTCTCCAGCTAACCGGGCTTGTTCTTCAAGAGCCGCATAATATTGCTCCAGTTCAAGGAACTCAAGTTCCCGTTGCTCCTTACCTACTTTTGCGAGTTCTGTTTGTAGGTCAAAGAGTTCTTTTTCGAGCGCGACTTGATTCGTTAATTGCTCGGACTTTTGCCCCGCTATTCGTTCCTCAACGTCTGCGAGTTCTGTTCTTGCGTCTTTAAGTGCGACTTGTAGGTCAACGTTATTTTTATCAAGTGCAAGTTCTCTTTCTGCTAACTCAATTCGCTTGTTTGCAATCGCGGTTTCCTCCTCTAATTGCTTCGCTTGTATCTTTCCGAGTTTCTCGTTGGCTTCAATTCTTTGAGCGAGTGTCTTGGTAATATCGTCTCGAATTTGCCTTTGTTCTTCGGCTTCTTTTTGTCGTACTAAAATTAAAGCCCTTTGGTCGGCTTCCAGTAGTTTAACCTCGTTGCGAAGTTTAACGAGTGCGTCCGCTTGGTCAACTGCCGCTTTCGTTGCTTTGATAGTTTCATTTGCGAACTCAGTAACCGACTCAATAAGACTGGCTCGTTCTTGTTTGGTTGTTGCCGTGAAAGTCTGAACAACCGCCTCTCCGAACTTCTCCGCTCCTTTCGTTACTCCGTCCCAGTCTAACTCGAAAGCCGCCTTCATAATATCGCCCAAAGCGATAAACTGGTTAACGAAGCCTCCAATAATTACAACAAGCCGCTCTTTGATAAATGAGCCTATTGCTTTAAGTGATTCAAGCGGGTTCTCGAAGGCTTCCTTCATTGGTGTAACCAACCCTGAAACCGTGTCGAATAGCTTTTTTACAATTATCTCAAACGCAATAGTCGCGGTGTTGAACGCGTCCATAACCGCTTGATTCTTCATAAGTAAATCACGAATGAACATAAAGACCTCTGCCGCAATAGCAACAAGACCCAACGACTTCAGAACTCCTCCGATTGAGTTACCGAAGCCCGTCATTCCCTTAGACGCTCCTTTGGCTCCTTTTTCTGCCGCCTCGAAACCAGCCTTGAACTGGTCGCTCATTTCCTTTTGAGTCTGCTTAACCTTTTCGAGTTCTTCCCTTAACGCAATAATGTCGTCGTTGGCTTCGCCCGTTTTAACGTCTACTTCTATTGCTACTTTGGTCGCCATTAAGCTGGTATCAATCTGTAATTAACGTAAACGGTTACGGTCGAGTCTCCAGTTGTTGGGTCTCCGTTTGCCGCTTTCACTTGCAGAGCCGCATTGGTCAATACTTGAGTTTGACCGCTTGAAGGGTTGGAAGGTGCATAAGCTGAACTAATTTGGTCAACGGTTGCAAGAAGAATGTTGTTGCCTATTTGCCCAACATTGTCATCTGCTCCGTCAATGTGCAAATGCAAACTCGTATTGGTTGCGTATGCCGTTGTGTTGAATGCAATCTTAACACTTGCAGAAATTACCTCAATAGCGTAACCGCTAACCGCTCCGACTATGGTAATAGGTGTAGTGTTCAGAGTTTTTACTTGCGCTGGTGTTAACTCAACAGAAGCCGAACCTCCTAAACAAACAACTACGTTGTCGTCTCTTGACCAAAGAACTCCGTCCGCTTGATTGAAAAATAACTCGCCTTTGTAAATATCGGTAGCCGTCCAAGTGCCGTCCGTATGGTCGTTGCTACTTGGTACGGTTGGAACGGTTGCCGTTACTGTTGACCGTTTAATCTTAATCCGTGAGTCTTGTGTTGCCATTAGTTTTCTCCGCCTTCTATTAAGTAAATAGCTATTTCAGAAAATTGTGTCTGAACTATGTCCTCGCCTCCGTCAACCGTGAAGATGTTAGTTCCTCCATTCAACGCCCGGACTTCATTCTCTCCGCCTTCCAAAACTTCAACGTTGTCTTGTTCTTTGCCGTTTACATAAGTAACGTTTGACTCAGTTACAATAACCCCGTTCGTGTTTATCAGTTGCACGTTGAATAGACCGCCCTGAACTTCATTGTCGTTTCCGAAGATTGTAATGTTTTTAGAACCCTCTCCGATTGTGTTGCGGCTACCAACTACCTTGAAAGCCGTAACGCTCTGTCCGACTACGTTCTCCGCTCCGCTAACCTTTCCCTGAAACGGTGGGTACTTGTTGCCGTTGGTCTTTATTTCAGTCGATGGGTTGGGCAGTCTTTCCAGTCCTAAGTAACCGCTTGCGTTCAGGCTCTTGCTTGCCTCTTGGAAGGTAACGGGTTCTTTGATTTTTATCAATTCCACTTTCGTTAATCCCTCCTTGAAAGGGTTGTAGTTCATTACCTTGTTGAGCCTCCAGTAAGCGTTATCAATTACAATCTGGTCGCGAAAGTCAAGCGTGTTAATGTCGGTCGGCTCTAAGTAAAAAAGCCCAGTCATAACCTTCGAGTCCTTATCCGTTACCTCGTTGATATAGTTTCGGTGGTAGATGTTAAAGAGATTCGCGTTCGTTACCTGAACCGTACCCGTGTAACTATTTGCTTGATAGTAGAGTTCGTAAGGCAATCCGAAGTTAATGTCAACTGTTGGCGTTATCGGCTCGTCCCAATGTCCCGCGTATGGATAGGTCGAGTTAAATGTGTCTTGTAGGTTTATCGTTCTTCGATGCACCCAAGTCGGGTCGCTTGGTATTAAGCCGCCATAGTAAAGAATCCGAATATTTGCGTCTGTTGGCTTTGCTCCTTCTTCAATATCAGCGTCCCAAATTGCTGGAATGATTCGGTTCGATGGGTTGTCATTCACTAACGGAGAAGGAGAAAACACAACCTCAACTTCTTTAGAACTCTGCACAAAGTCGTTATCAACCTCAACCTTTGA